GCAAAACCTCCGCCAGTTCTACCGGCTTTTTCGGTAGCGCCCCTGAAAGTTTCTCGCGCCGCGTAAGCCGCTTTGTCTGCATCAAAAGCATCAGCAATGTTAGGCGGTAGCTTTTGTAGCATGTAATCGTCTATTTCTTTCGCCGCATCTTTTAACACGTAGGCTTCTAAAGACGATTTACCGCCGTCTGACATTTCGTTTGCACGCACCCGTAGCGCGTTTCTAGCGTCCATAAGTACACTGCCCGACACTTCACCTGTCTGCCTGTTCATAAGCCCGTTAGGTGACTGAGGCATGCGCACGTTGTCAAACTCACTTTTTAGTAGCCCACGCACCTTGTCAACGCCTGCTTTGTCTAAATTAGCGCCGTACTTAGTTAATATTTTGTTTGTCAGTTCGTCTAGGTTTACGTTTACTTTTGCATTTTTAACTGACTGAAATCCGTAACCCTGCCACGCTTCTTGTATTAAGTCGTTGGCGGTTGCACCATCTGAGCGTTTAATCATTTCCGCTAACTGCGGCGGTGTGCCAGAAGGTATTGCTAAGTCGCGTATTTGCGTTCGCAATTTAGTGTCAGCGGCTATATAGTCCACTAACGGTACGTCAGCTTGGTTAGCTTTGGCTATGTCTAATTCAGACACTTTAGCGTTTTTCAGCATTTTAGCGTCGTCTACCTTAGTGTTTAAACGCACTGCGTCTATTTGCGTATCTTCTATTACCTTACTTTTGCGCTGTAATGCTTCGGTTGCTTTGGCAAGTCGAGTTCGCCCTCTGTCGCGGAGTGCGCCGCCACCAAAAGAAGGTGCGACCATTTTTTGATAAAAGTTTTGTAGGTCTGGAGACTCTTTAGCCGCGTAGTTTAAATCCAAAAAACTACCGTCTGCTTGGTCTAGCGGTTGAGCCACCCTGCGTTTTGTTAACGTCCTGCCTAAACCCCCAAGAACCTTACCCGCTGACCCTAAAGCAACGGAGGCAAGCGCCCCAGTTGTAGCGCCGCGCTTCACCCCTTCAGGTACGCTAGCCATATCTTCAGCTAACCCTGCGCCTGATAATCCGCCGTCTATAGCGCCAACAGCACCTAGTTTGGTTCCTGCGGCTAACGCTCTGGAAAGTCTAGGCGTTGCTCCTGCAACCTTACCGGCGGTCTGCGCTAAGGCGCTACCTGCTCTAGTAGAATTTACGGCAGTTGCACCGGCTTTGCCTAACGCGCCTAATGCTTTATACGCACCAGTGCCGCTTGCTATACCTCCGGCGACGTTTAAACCAAGCGTACTAAGCGGGTTTTCATCCCGAAAGTTTCTACTGGCGTTACGTGCATTACGTTGGTTATCATCGTAAATTTCGCCCACGCCCCTATCGTCAAACGGTGCGGTTAGCGCCGCCGACACGCCCGAGCCTATTTCATCGGCAAAACCAAACGTCGCACCTTCAAGTACCGCACGTGGGGCGTCATACCAATTACCTTCTTTTTTCTTTATTTGTTGCAATACCTGCGAGCGTTTCGGACCCGCAGGCATTTTCATTATTTCTTCGCGGCTAGTCGGATAAGCGGCTTCAGGTTGCGTTTGACGAGAGGCAAGCACCCTCTCTGTTGGCGTCATATTTGCTTGTTGCCCTTCACGCGCCGCAAGAACTCTTTCTGTTGGTGTCATTAGTTTTCCACCCTCATTCCGTCTTGCTCGGCTTCTTCTCTGGATATGCCTAGACTTTGAAGTTCAGCCATTGTTACAGTGACAGTATCGCCAGTTACTTCGTATTTAGTATCCTGTCTAAACCCTTCACTTTCCATAGGTGCATACCCGCCGCCTTCTGTCATTAACGGGTCTAAGTTATTGTCTATGTACTCTTGCGAACCACCTTTTAAAGAAACATTTTTAGCCATTTTAGACATTTTTTCTTGGGCTATTGAACGCAAAATAGTTAAGTTTTTTTGCACCTGTTTTGGCGTCATAGATTTAGTTATGTTAGCCGCATCCCACGATTTCCTTTCACCTTCGGTCAGTGCTGCGCCGAATAGTTTATGCCGTTCAGGTAACTTGAAGAAAAATTCATAATCTTGCCACCACTGGGCTTTTTCTTTTTCCGAGTCATTCATAACCGCAGGTATATTTCGCGCCGCAAAATTTTCAATGCTGTTAACAGCGGGTAAACCTGTAGTATTTACGCCAAGTACTTGGCTTTCTGAAAAGTCTGGTTTATACGCATCAAACGCATACATGCTGCCCATATAATCTTCCGATGCTTCTTCAAAGCTTCGTATTTCCTTGGACTTCATATAGCCTGTGTTGCGTCCGTCGTATGCTGACCGCCCCACCTTTTCTTTTTCGGTAAGCCCTTGGGGGTTTATAGGCTCTGCATCAAACCCCGACCCTTGCGGGTATATTCGCCCTGATTGGTTATCTACGTCATACATTACTTCTTTACCCTGCGGGTCGATAAACGTTTTACCTTCTCTGTTTCCGCGCCTGCGTTGGTTTTTAGCTTCCAATTCAGATTGTGCAAACTCGGCGTCTCGAGTGGCAACTTCTCGTTCTTCCGTATACCGGCGTTTATCTTGTAAATCAGCTAATTTTATTTCACGGTCCCGGGCTTCTTTAGCTAACGACCTGTTTAAATTACCTCGCTTTTCAGCGGTACCTAACGTACTTTTACGTTGTGCTTGACCGAAGTTAGAAAGTGGGTCAATAGTTGACATGCTTAAAAAATTAGCGTCGTTTAATTGACCGCGTAAAGCCTGCGCCATCGCTTTTGCTTCGGCGTCTTGCGGCATATTTTGAGCGCCCATAAGTGCGCTAATTTCGTCTGCTCTCATTTTCTACCCCAACATGGCGTTTTGTACGCCGCGAATACCTTGTTGATACTGGTCGTTTAAATCGTCTTTTTCACCGCGAAGGCGTTTAATGTCTTCTCTACTCTGGTACTTTTGCATACCGTCTGCAATGTGTGAAAGTGGATTTCCGGCAACGTACACATTACCTGCTTGAACGCCGTCAGTACTGGCACCATCACGCAGCATTTTAGCAGATTCTAACTGCTCATTTAACCCCTCGCTTACACCACCATAGTTTTTGCTTAACGCTTCTAAAGCTTGCGTGCGTTCTGGTTCTGGTAAGCTTTGGATATACTGCATCACTTGCCCCATACCCATTCCAGTTCCTTGAACACCGGCTTGTTGTGGCTGTTGCGGCTGCTGCGGTTGACCCATTGGCTGTTGACCCATTGGCTGTTGCGGCTGCTGCGGTTGACCCATTGGCTGTGCTGGTGGTCCCATTGGATTTGGCATAATTTTTCCTTAGTATTTAAATACTTGTTGGTAATTAACTTTCTTAAACCCGCTTGCATCTTCTATGACTGCACTAGGCATTAACTTTTCTATCTCTTGAGCTAATACGCCAAAGCCTGATTTACCGCGTTTAAACACTTCAGGCATTAGTTCGTTCCAAGTCCATTCGTACAGGTTGAAACCGTTATACTGACCTACTTTCTTTATGTCAGACTTTAAACGTTCATCGCTGAACATACCTGCCATGCTTGCACCTCCTTGCATAGCCTGATTAAACTGTCCTTGTCTAAAGTTGGATTGGTCTACATTTGCTTGGTACTGGCTGTTCGCCGCACCGCTGTAATCCACCCCACCTGCGTTACCTGCTTGATTGTAGCCGTTAAACTGCGGCGGCGCTACTTGTGAACCCGTCTGTAACGCGTTTAGCTCATTTAAAGATTGGTTACGACGCATCATTTCTTCAGATATTTGCTGTTGACGCATCTGATTTTGAAACTGCGATTGGGTCATTTGTTGGTTAAAGTTTTGGCTGTCACCACGCATCATTAGATTTTGGTCTTGGATGGCTAGGTCTTGGTCTGCTCCCGCACGGCGTTGAATTAACTCTTGACGCTGCATATCGGTGCCTAGACGCTTTATTTCGTCTTGTGACATACCCATTTGCTCGCCAAATTCTTGCGCCCGACCTTCTAAATCAACACCTAAACGGGTAATTTCATCCTGAGATAACCCCATTTTTTCACCAAACGCGGACGCTCGAGACTTCAAATCAGTACCGATACGGCTCATTTCGTCTTGTGACATTCCTATTTGTTGCGCGAATGCTTGGTCTTGCGCCTGCATATCCTGTGACCTACGGGCTAAATCATCTTGCGACATACCTTGCGTTTGGTTAAACGCTTGTTGCTTTGTGCTTTGGTTAAACTGCGCACGTTGCAATTCGTCTTGATTCATACCTTGCTGTTGATTAAATGCTTGGTTATTGCCTTGCATAGCCAATTTCGCATTGGCTCTGTCGTCTTCTGACATGCCCCGAGTTTGGTTAAACGCTTGGTTCTGCGCCTGCTGATTGGTGTTAAAGTTTTGTCTTTCGTTGTTTGCAACGGCTTGGTCTTCATTAAACATCTGACCCCGCGCATCCATTTGCATACCTTGGCGTCTAAATTCGTCGTCAGACTCTTGCGAAGTTTGATTAAAGTTTTGACCTTGCCCTTGTAAATCTAACCCTCTACGGCTTATATCATCTTGAGACGTTTGCGTGTCTTCACCAAATAATTGCTCTCTACGTTGCGAATTCATACCAAAATCACGCTCAGACTCAGCACCCGCGTTGTTAACAGAGTCAAGGCTAGCTTGCTGATATGCGTCTGTCTTATCACGGTTAAACGTGTCCATAGCAGAGTCATAAGCCGCGTCGCCTTCACGTAACCCACGATTGCGCAAATCAATCTGCATTTGCTTTTCTTCGTTTTCGAACCTAGGGTCTAAGCGAGAAGCAAACTTATCGTACATGCTATTTTCAGCGCGTGAACGCCCTTCTTGGGCGGTACTTAAATCGTTTAAATCAGCGTCAAACGCGTTATTTTGACCTCCTGTGGCTGCACCTTCGTTGTACCTGCTTTGCGCTCGGCTGTCATTTTCAAGGCTACCTTGCATAAATCTTTCGTTATTTACGCGGGGGTCAGCATTAAAGTTGCCGTCGTTAAATTGGCTATTGTCGCCAAAATTGTCAGACCCAAAGCGACTGTTTACACCGCCTGAATCTTGCCCAAACTCGTTACGGTCAAAATTACTGTTTAATTGACTACCTTGTTGCCCAAAGTTTGAATCGTTAAAACGGCTTGAGTCTTGGGCACCGGTGCTATTAAATTCACCAAAGCGAGAATCAAAATTACCGCCGTCTCTGGCTTCGTTTGGATTTTGCAATTGACCGAACATACCTGCTTCTTGGTTCCCTGCGCTACCCATATTTTGGCTGTAGTTACCGGTACCTTGAACAGAATTAGCCCCGTTTGTAGCTTCGTTAATGTTATCTAACTCAGGTAGGTACCCGCCTGCTTGCTGATTACCTCCACGCCCTTGTTGGGTACCACCACCGTTGTTGCTTAAATCTTGTTGTTGGTAGTTACTGGTAGCATTAAAATCATCCATTATACCGTCGTAGGTACTAGAATCAGCCTGCCTTTGGGGTCTGTTTGGTTCTGGCGCAGCCGGAGTTTTATTCCAGTAGTCAAAGCTACCATTTGGAGGTGTGTAACCGCCTGCGCCGCCCACATTGAAAGGCATACGAAAGTCAAAACGGTTGCCTTGGCTGCCGCCCATTGTTTGCATGTCAGTGCCAAACCCAACGTTTCCATCATCCATTGGTTGAGCCATTGGATTAACAGATGGGTTACTAGGCGGAGGTGTCATCATACCCGACTGAAAAGTTTGCGGGTTTGCCCCGCTTGGATTCCCGTACTGCGGTGCCCCGCCGTTTTGCGTTTGTTTAGCCATTACATGTAATCCTTAGGCATTACATCATTACTTCTTTTCCCACGCAATAAACTCATTTCTAGTTGTTTTTGTGATGGGGGCTTCATACCGTTTACACTAGGCGGGGGCATGACGTCGTTTTGAGGTGGCGGGTTCATGGGCTGCCCTTGATTGCCGCCGCCTTGATTACCGTATTGAGGTACACCGTATTCACGTTCTGTCATTTGCGGTACACCGCCATAACTTTGAAATTTACTGTAATCAGTATCTTGCAAAAGTGTGTTACCTGCCTTACCCATAAGACGGCTAGCAAATTCACTTTTAGCACGGTCGATGCCCAATTGCGAGTCTAGCGCTGCTTGAGCTTCGGGATTTAATTCTTGATTTTGGGACCATTTAGTGACCATTTCACCGGTAGCAGGGTCCATTTCTTGCGCCGTATCAAAAGTAATACTGCCCCATGGGTTGTATTGGTCTACGCGATTAGCCCAAGTTTGGTCGCGGATTGCTTCTTTGTTAGATGCTCCGGTTTGTTCTGCCGCCGCTGTATAATCTGGTGCGTCTGGTGCTGACTTACCCATTAGGATTCCTCACTATAATAATTGCAATCTTCTTTACGCATTTCTAAAAGGACATAATCTACACCCAGTTTAAACGCATCCTTTAGTCTTGTCACTTCTCTGAAGCCGATTTTTTTATCGACCGCCAAAGCTTTGCTGTTGTCAGAGGGTACAAGACCAAACATAACCACTCTACCTGCCGTGTCGTATACAAATTTTGATATCTCTTCAAAATATTTATGCCGTATAACTAACGGGTTATCAATGCAAAAATGTATCTGGCAGCTACTTTCTGTCCATGTGTCCATGACACACCCTGCTAGTATTGCCCCAGTATCTACGTTATAGGCTAATATACTAGTCATATCAGGTAGCAGCTTTATGTTATTTCTGCACGTAAACCAATCCCAATCAGCTTCGCAACTAATTTTTCTAAAGCTAACCTTCAAAGTATTCCACCGGTATTCCAGATAACGTCATAACTCATTAAGTAAGTTTCTGATGTGGCGGTGCCTTGTATAGCTACCGCTAATGTTCGACCTATACCCGTGCCGCCTATAACTTGGCTGCGGTTAGTAATTGTTTGTGAACCCCACAAAGCCAAATCCCATACCGCAATATCCCATAAACCACCTTCGGTTTCATTTTGAGAAACCGAAGTTGAAAAGCTAGCTAGCTCGTAGTCGTAAGCAAATTTTGCTTGAAAAGCCAAGGGGCGTTGCGAGACAAAATCAGGTCTAATCATGCCACCCTGTTTAAACTTCCCGCTACTCTCTAAAGGGCTAAAGGCAAACAGGTTTGAAAATTCTATTGGTAATCCGTTGTTTGGGGTTACTGGTGTTATACGCCTATCGTCTAATTCTTGATTTAGCGTGGAGACTTTACCGTCCAGAGTACCGAAGTAAGTTGTATTCTGCCACTCAGTAAAGCACAGCGCAGGCACGCCCCGCCACCAACCAAAAGTTTCACGGTTAACGTCGTAAGCGTACTGAATGTATGTGCCGTTTGAGCGTACCGGCGTGCCTATAACTACATACCCTTGAGACGGTAAAAATGTCACTCCCCAACCTACGCCGCGTATGTTTTTGCGAACGTCAGGACGTAGATAGTAAGCTGTTTTTGCTCCTAAGCCTTCGCTTGTAGTAGCAGCATCAAGCCCTTTTATAAGTGTTGAAAGTGGCGTAACCCCAAAAGAGGATAGTATGTGTAAATCACCGCCAAATTCGCTAGCGCATTTAGCCCCGCCTGCTACGTTACCTACGTAGTAAACCCCGCGTTGCTCCCAAACGTTAGCGCCTGTAGCTTCAGGGTCTTCGCCTTGATACGGTATTACATCGCCTGCCGAACTTATGCCAACTAAATAGTCGTCTACTCCGGTACCGCCGTCTATAGTCCAGTTAAACAAACCAACTAGCTTGCCGCCGTACTGAAACTTGCTACCGAATTGAAACTTAGTCGCCGCACCTGAAGACGCGCCAATTTCTAAATAATACGCGTCGCCTGAATTTTTCTTAACTAGCCAAATTCTTTGCTTATGCACCGTAATACCGGACACATCAGTTGCTAGTAATCCTGTAAAGTTAGGGGTCTGCGCCCACACACCGGTTGAAGCAGTGTAAGTAAATAAGCCATTTTCGGGGTCTGCGTAAAAAGTAAGCTCTGCACCGGCATCGTTAATATATTGAGTAAAAACGCCGTTCCCTGAATCCCCGCCTGCGCTTGCAAAATTAAGCTCATTTGATGGGTCGTCATAGGTTGTAACGTTCCAAATACTTTCATTAGTAGCTGCAAACAAACGGTCGTCTGACGGAATACCTGTGGCTGATTCAAAAGGTATTAAAGTTTTTACCCCTGTCAGAGTCGATGTGCCCAAGTCTAAGCCTATACAATGCTCCCCGTAACCATCGCGAACCTTCATACCGTATTCGTCTGCTATGAGGTTGTAAGAGTACACAGCGATGTTAGGGTTGTAGTCTGCTAAACCAACACGCCCATCCATACCGCCATGCGCTGCGCGCATAGAAGTAGATTGGGCGCTACCTTTGGGCTTTTTACCCTTTGAACTGCGTCTAAGAGCCAAAATTTGTATCGCTTGTGCTGAATGAGTTTAATAGCGGAACCCCAAGACCACAACGACCGGCATTAAGTATCGGCGCGGTTTTATCCCCTGCGGTTATTTGCTCGTAAACTTCAATTAAATCTGTTTCAGCGTTGCTCGAGTCAAGCCCTTTACCTTGTAAAAACTTAACCTTTACCATGCGCGAAAGTAAGAAGGCATCGAACTGAGGGGTGTCGCCACTTTCCGTTACTGATTTAACTAACACACTGCTTGCATTTAATACCGATAAGTTAGATATGTATTCATAAGCAATCTGCAAATTAGAACTGGGAGTGGGGTAAATGGTGAATTTGTTTTGTTGTATCCTAAATTTTACGTAAACCGTTTCTGAAACAAGGTCGCGCCCTTTTAGGTACTGCCATTCTTGTGCGGAAAGTGATTGCAAAGGATTACGGTTGGTTCGTTCCCAACCTGTTTGGTCAATCATTCGCATGAAATCAGAAGGTAGCGCAAATTCGCTAGCGCCGCCTGCTGTTACAGTAATTAGATGCTCTCTAACTAAAAATTCCCAGTTGTAAGAGCGAACTAACTCTTTTATACAACTGTTTAGAAGAAAACGCATCTGAACAAAGTTAGCATCGGCGTCCGCATACGCATCAACCGATGGGGTTAGCCCGACTTCAGCCGCAACCGTGTTAATAATTTCATTAGCTGTTTCTGAAGTTTGGCTTGTCATTTTTAATCCTTAGTGACGCGTCTTTTTGAACGAGGTTTTATTTCTTCACTTATTTCTACTTCTTCAACAATACCACCCGATGAAAGTTCTTCCGTTGGTTGGCTTGTAGTCATACTGTTTAAACGCGCTTCCAATTGTTGCAAGCTAGATTCTAAAGTATTCACTTTTTCTTCCGCTGCATCTGCTCGTTCTTCAGCAACACGTATCTGTTCAACCATTTGCAATGGTGAGTTTGCACCTCTAGCGGCTTCAAGCCAACTAAGAGCTTTCGCCTTTAAATCGTACCCGCCCATACGTTGCGACGCGTAGTTATCCGACATTGCCGCTAGCTGTTCAACTGTTTTAACATTAAGAAACGACAGTTCTTCAGCTTGTGAACGACTAATTAAAGTCCATTCAACTAACGGCGTACCCTCAAGCGGCACTTCTTTACGTTGTTTAAACGCTTCGTAATGCCTAGGGAACCGCGAAATATCATGCGGTCTAGCAGGTCGGCAAACGTTAGAACTACGGTTGCCCGCAACACGAATATCAACGTATTCGACGTCTTTAAATATCGCTCGCGACTCTTTTTGTGTAGCTTCTTTGTCGGGCATTGTTTTCATAAAAAATTTAACTAATAAAGCGGCATCACCTGCGTTGTTGCCGCTTTCAAATAGTGTGTGGTCAAAATCTGCTTGTTGCATTTGTATAACTCCTGTTTGAATGAATTTATAGTATATGCCACCTATCAAATTTTAACAACTATTAGGCTACTGGGATTACACCCCACACCCAATCACCATCCACAAGTGCTACGCCAGTTTTGTTAACCGCGCCGGTTGTGGAGTCAATTTCTGCGTCTACTGAAACTGCGCCGTCTGCTTCAACAAATGCAACCCTGTTATTTAAGTCAGAACCTTGAACAGTATTTATAGGGAAATCCGTTGCCGCGCCTGCACCAATGCCGTTACCACCTATATGCTGCGTAGCATGTGGGGCTGTGTCTTGGATTTGGCTAAAGTCAGTATCCTTAGGGTTTATGATGGTAGTTGCAATGCCGATACCTTGGCTGCATGAACCGAGATTGCAACCTCCGACAAAAGCGCCGTCCGCATAGTTACCGTCTAGCGCCGCTACTGCTACTGGGTTTAAGCTGTATGTTGGAAAATTTTGAGACATGATATAAAATCCTCTACTTTTTTAAATAAAAAAACCCCGCCGCAAAAGCGAAACAGGGCTTGTGAATGTTTAAACGGTTTTACTATTAACCGTTAGCGTCGTAACGTCCATGGAACTGACGACCAGAACAAGTCATATTACCCGCCCAACCGATGATTTGAACTTCAGCATCTTGGTTGGTCGCATAACGACGGTTTGGAGACAGTGGAACCATGTTACGGTCTTTGTGAGGGCGATAATGTAGATACTTACTATTCAAGAAATAAGCCGTACCGGTTGGTGCGCCTGTTCCGTTTGAACCATTGTAAATACCGCCGTCAAGTACAACGTCTGCATCCATAAATTTAACTGACATAAAGCCTGCATCTGCCGACTGTGTGTTTGTAAAGCGTTGCTGCGCTTGTAGAGAATCGATATAAGCATTCCATACTTGGGTATCTGCCATGATTAAATCAGGGCGCTCTTGACCACGAACAAGGCTAGCCCATAACTGGTTCCAGAACCCTTGAATTTTCGTTGGGTCTAAACCATTAGCGGCTGATTGGTCGCTTACTGCGTTACGCCAGAAACTAAACGTGTCCCCATCAATACCGCCATACGGCGCGGCTGTTGGGTCTACTGGTAATGCAGCGTCTAAACCGTCAATCTCTTTACCGCCTGCGCCTGTGCCGTCTGAATACAGACCGCCAGTAATAAGGTTGGCTAGAGTCGATTCAGCTACCGATAGACGAGATTCCATCAAGTCAATCATTGCTTCTTTACCGGAGTTTTGTAGTTGCTCAAGACCTGAGATTACAACGGGTACAGCAGCTTGTTTCCAATCATACTGCGCGGCTGAAAGTACATCAGTGACACCAGTAGGTAGAATGTCGTAACCTGAATACCAACCTGCATTAGAGTTTTCTGCGAAAGAAAGCTCTTGCATGATGTAAGTACCACCAGAGACAGTTTTGATTTTGCCCTTTGTGCTTAGGCGTTTAAGTAGCGCGTTGTTATTTGTTACGTTATCAGCGATTTTCTTACTACGGTTTTCAATCGTAGTCGCCATAATATCGCTGATATTAGGGTTTGCAAAAGGCATTTTAGCTCTCCATTAGGTTAAAATTAAGGTCTGTTTTTCCTGCGCTGTATTTTTGCTCTCCTAAGAGTGGGCAAATAGCTAAGGGTTTGAACCGAAATTGAGACTTAATGGACTGTCCTTTTAACAGGTGGCAGATATAGTCTATTTCTGGTTATGTTACCCTTAGCCTAGCTTAGTGTTTAAACGGTGTCAAGTTCTTCCGGTTGACGCGGTATTCCAGTTTTCTTCTAGTTGCGAACGTAAATCTAAATTACCTGAACCGGTCGGCACGTTAGACCTATTTCCGCGTATACCAACTGCCGCATTTTGTTTTTGGCTGAGGTCAGAACTGCTATTTCTGCCGCGAACTACTTTTTGTATGTTTTCGTTCATTGAAACTGCTCTTTCATAAGCTTGTTCCATTGTTATGTGCTGACCGCGTTTAGTTGACATTTCTACAATATCTGCCATATCCATGCGGACGTCATTGAAAAACTCCTTGT